CGACCGGCTTGCGCTCCAACTCCAAGATTGTCTGCGCCAGTGGCTAGATTTAGCGCGTAATGACCAAGAGCAGTGATATACCCGTTAGTATTTGACGCGACTAACGCCAAGTATCCAACCGCAACGCTTGTATTTTGGTTGCCCCCACCGCGTCCAACTGTGACGCTATTAACGGTAGCATCAGCCCCAAGCGTCAACGCAGTTCCGTTGAACGTCATATTGGCCGAACCTGTCAACGTACCGCTTGAGTTATAAATAACTTGCGTTGTTGACCCCGCGCTAGCCGAAGCAGCAGCCCAACTCATCACCCCGCCAGTCGTGCTGGTCAGCGCGTAGCCGCTAGTTCCGGGCAATGCCGTGGGGAGCGTATAGGACTGAGTGCCAGCAACCGTTGGAGCGGCTAGGGTGACCGTTCCAGACGTGTCACCAGAGAGAACGAGTGATGCCATTATTTAGCCTCCAGTGCTGCTACGCGGACGGTGAGTTCTTGGATTGCTTTGATCAGCGGAGAAATAAACATCTCACGCGAGATTGCTTGGATTGAATCTTCGTTGCCAGCGTCCCAACCGTTGAATGTCGTGCAACCTTCTGCATCTAACGCAGCCTTGACTTCTTGAGCGATAAGACCGTGAATGACCGTTGTCGTGTTGCGTTGATTAACTTCGTTGTAGTACGGCAGACTTGGATCAATCTCGTTTGATGCTTTCCAGTTAAACGTAACCGGGCGTAGACGATTGATAAACGAAAGCCCAAGCGAATCATCCTTGACGTTTGTTTTTAGGCGTCCGTCAGATGTTTGAGTCCAAGTTGCGTTGACTGTGTATGCGTTGTAAATCTTGCCAGCGTTGTTTCCAATCGTGACGTTGTTGTCTGCTTGACCTGCTACCGAAAATCCCAGAACAATTTGCCCAACCGCAGTCGCTGAACTGACGTTAGCAGATCCACCAACAACGGTGTTTTGGCCTCCGCTTGTCAAAGCAACGCCAACAGCGCCACCACAAGCCGCCTGTCCGATGATTACGTTATAGGTTCCAGATGTTGCAGTTGTTGCGCAAGTTTGCCCAATATAAACACTGTTGTTGCCGGTTGTGTTTGGAGCCGCACCTTGACCGATAGTCGTAATTTGAATCCCAGTGCTGTTTTGTGCCGCACCAGAACCAATCGCAATGTTATTGGATCCAATACTTGCGCTAGTTAAAGTATTTGCTCCAATAGCCAAATTGCTTGTTGCACCAGCACCAACACCAAACTTAACCGTATTGACGGTCAACGAAGATCCGTCAAACGTCAGGTTAGCCGAATCCTGCAACACGCCAGACGTACCGGCATAGGTAACCCTGCCGCTCGTTAGCGCACTGTTTGTCAGTGCCGGGGTCGTGGTCCCAGCGGTCCCGTCTAGCGTGATTGCCATTTAGTTCCCCTTGAATGCAGCAACAACGTCAGCAGTCCATGCCGCATTGCAAATAGCCACAACATTGTCCGGTACGCCAGCCAAGTCCTGACCCGGCGTCAGGCTTGAGCGGTGATACGTCTTGCTCAACTCAACCCCATCCTCAAGGATGCTGGTTGCTTCGCGGTAGAGAACGATGCCGTTCTCGGTGACTGTGATCTCATCAATTTTGACTTGCTTGGTGAGCATAAGATTTCCTTGTGTCTGACTACACTAATCCGGTGTAGTTAAGTTTAAGTAGAATATGTGCCGCTGAGATAAATGGTGGCTGTTGATAAATTTGCATTTGTTACATTGGTTCCACCATTAGCCACATAAAACCTTGATGTTGTTACCCCGCCCGTATCATTCAATAAGCCAATTGTTGCCGCATAACTTGAATAACCAACCACTGCGCCTCCCCTTGCCGCATTGGCATTTGCAAAAGCAAATGGGAAAGATCCTATTTTTGCGGCAGTTGTGTCTGCTGTAGATGGGTAAACAACCTGTATTGAAAACTGAACTACCCGTCCTATTTTTGTGTAATACCCTAATGCAGTAGTAAATGTTAACCCTGCTCCGCTGCCATCAGTTGGTGTCCAAGTCCCAGCTTCATAATCGTTCAGCGTGCTGTTGGTCAAAGCACCAGTTTTGTTGAACGTAATGCCAGCATCAAGCGTCGAAAAGTTAAGTCCACCGGCAAGCGTAGCAAGTTGTGCCGTGCTGATTGTCAGCGCCGTTGTCCCAGCGGTCTGAAGTTGCAACACGCCGCTGGTATCGGCAGTAGATACCAGCCCAGCGGACGTTGATGCGTTGATCGTAGTTGCCATGTTTAATCCTTAGAGAACAACGTAGCGTGAGCCACTGCTAACAGTCAACACCGCTCCAGAAGACACAGTAATCGGCCCAACCGACATCGCACCCTGCGACGTTGCAATCGTGTAGCTGGCTGAAATCGTCAAGCTGTTCAAGTAAATTGTACTGTTTGCTACCGGACCACCGCCGCCACTTGATGCCGCCCAAACCGGAGCACCGGTACTAACAGTAAGCACATACCCGTTGGAGCCAATCGGCAACCGAGTGCCAGCACCGGACACGCCGCCGTAGATAATATCCCCAGCGGTTGTCATGGGGGACAGATTGTTAAACCCGCCGTTCGCTGTGTTTGAGTTAGTGCCGCCGTTGGCAATCGGAAGCTGCCCAGTTACACCAGTAGTAAGCGGGAGTCCCGTACCGTTTGCGAGGGTGATCGTTGGGCCTGTACCCAACACCACGCTACCTGTACCAGTCGTAGCGACAGAGACTAGGTTCTTCGACGCATCCGTGAAGACTGCTTGCGAAGCGGTCAGTCCTGAGTCAAGGATGTTTGCAACCGTCAGCTTAGTGCCGTCGAAGGTCATGTTGGCTGAGCCAGCCAAGTTACCCGAACTGTTGTATTGAACCTGTGTGTTTGAGCCGCCAGCCGAAGCGCCGATCCGAACGAAGTCTGCTCCGCTCCAAGCAACCAGCGCCTTGTCACCCGAAGCAACGGTCACACCCGTCGTTGGGCCAGCACCCACAATCTTGACTGACTGCGAGGTGGAGGTGCTGTTGATAATGATGTACGACTTGCTCGACGCCGGAGCCGTAATTGTCAGCGTCCCCGCTGGGTTACCCGTACAGTTGATGATTGTGTACTGCGCCGAACCCGTTGCGCCTGATCCCGCTTGGGATAGGGAAGAGCCGTTAGTAACAGAAAGCGTTACCGCCGTCTGACTTCCACTAATAGTCTGCGTACCGGCTACCGCCGAGTCAATGTACGTAGAGATGTAGTTGTTTACCGTATCGCCCCAAGTGCCCGACAACTCTCCCGTTACCGGAAGGGCAAGCCCAATAAGCGAGGTGTATGAAGTTGCCATGTCTTAATCCTATACCGTAATGATATCAGTCCAGTTCGGGGTTTGCGAGTCTTGGATTAGTTGCCAGTACGCATACCCCACAGTACCCGTTCTTCCCGTTGCCAAATTTCCACTAATTGGAAGTTCTTTCACCACAACCACAATTCCAGTCCTACCCAAAGCGTCAGACGCTCCAGTTAAAAATGCCGCCTTACCCGGAGTCCAAGTACCTGCTGCACCAGAAGCCGTCCTACCACTAAGCGGGAAAGCCATCTCAAAAGTGACACTACCCGGAACCGCAAACCCACTAGACCCCGTAAGACTTGGCGAAACCTGCGAAACAACCGTGCCTGCATTTACCGAAGCCGAGGTAGCGGTAAAATCACCAGCCCCACCCCACGTATTACTGCCCCAAGTCCCACTACCCCAAGCGAAAGTATTAGCAGTTGTACCGGTGTAAAACGCCGTGATGTTTGGTACAAACGTGCCCGTCAATCCTTGGGCTGCACTTGCGCCTGTTAACGCCGTCGTCCTACTAAATGCTATTGACCCAGTAAGTCCTGATGCAGTTCCACTCGATAACGTGATCCCCTGCGTAAACCCAACCGATCCAACCGCTCCAGAACCCGCCGCCCCCGATAAGGCTTGCGAAATCTCACGTACTATGTTACCAGCATACCCAGAAACAAGTATACCCGTAAGTGCGGCGGTAACATCAGGGAATGCAGCGGATATCGTTCCCGCACTACCAGAAGCAGAAGAACCTGTCAATGCGCGGTCAGTATCGACCCCACCCCAAGCTCTACTGCTCCACGGACCTGCCCCCCAACCAGAACTTACGCCCGGAGTGAGACCGCCCCAACCGCCACTACTCCAAGTGTCGTCGCCCCAAGCATTGGCCACAACATACCTTTAAGTTGTAGACAACCGAATCAGTGCCAAACTTGCGCTGTTAGTTGGCATGGTAAGTGTGAAGTTACCCGCCGTAATTGTCTGTGAGCCAAACGTGTACACACCAACAGCCTTGTTGCTCTGTGACGAGTTATACAGCAGCATTGTGTCAAACGCGGTGCTCAACGTGACGCTGCTATAAGTTACTGAAGCCGAAGGCGTCCAATAAGCCGTACCCGCAGTCGAAGAAGTGTTGGTCGAAGTTGGTGCAGTGGCGTTGGTGATTGTCACACCACCAGCCGTATACCCCGTACCAGTGACTTCACCAGTTGCCGAATAAGCAGTGGTGCCAGCATTGATCGTTGCCGAAGCAAGGTACAAAGCGCCCTTGAACGTGTCTGCTGAAGTCACCGCTCGTACAGGAGCCGTGCCAAAATTGTGCGTTGCGGTCATCAATTCACCAAGGAATGATGTGCAAAGGCTTTGAGTGTTTGCCATGATTTATCCTAGTAACGCGCCTTCAAGCGCCGTGAACGGAGAGGTTTTGAGGGTGACATGAGCAGAACGGTGGACCAACTCATCGTCAAGCCAGTACTCCGTCCACGTGGTGAACTCGATATCATTATCCACTGATCCCTCTCTTTTTTCTAGGAGGGAGTCGTCCATCTCGCCATGAATGGTGTTAACTAACATTATGCGATCCTGATGATTGCTGATGTGTTGGTGACTGCCGGAAACTGAACAGTGAAAGTGGTGGTTGACGTTTTGTCCGAACCGAAGTCCAATACGCAGATAGCAGGGTTTGTCGTTCCGTTTGCCAAATAAATCAATGCCCCACGCGCCGTAACCGCAGTAGTCCAGACGGCATTATCGAATGACCAGTACGCAGTTGTGCCAGAAGAGCCTATAGTAGGAACTTGGCTAATAACAAGAGCCAATCCCCCAGCGGTGTACCCCGAAGCAACAACTTCTCCGGTAGAAGTATACGCGGTTGTGTCTGCATTTAATGTAGCCGCGTTGGTGTACAACGCAATCTTGAACGTCTGCGTCGTACCCGTGTTGAAGTTGAACGTCCCACTAGGAAGCCCAGTCTTAAATGTGTTGGTTGACCAGTTGCCGGTAAAAGCCATCAGGTCACCTTCTGACGATACTGGCCAGAACGGTACGCATCTTGGCGCTCCAGCCCATCGCCCAGACGTTTAGCCAGCCCCAACGCTTCCTTATACTTACCATCGTACAACGCCATCATATCGGTCTCACCCTTCATGTAGGTGTAGGCTTCAACAAGCGTCCCGTACAACAGCACCGTATCAAAGTTATCCCCCAGCCAACTTGTACCCGCCGTGACAATTGACGGCGGATAGAAGAAGTAATGCAACTCCATTGTGTACACAGCATCTGGAGTCGGACCAAGAAGAAACGTCAATTCGTTGATGTTATCTGAAGTAGGGCCAAACAAAGCGTAGTACTTTGGCAGCGATGTATCCGTTGGGTTTGGATATGCTTCACGGATATAGTTAACGTCTTTGTTCAACAGGTACGTGTAATTGGCAGAGGCCGTACCGTAGTTCTCAACTACTGCTAAAGAGTACGAAGATAGGAAATCAGTAGGGCAAGCAAGGTACTTGTTTGCAGGGCTAGTTACCCCTGTCACGTTTTTGCGCAACGAAGGGAACTGAATTGTGTTGTAGATGCGCTGTTCCGCCTGCTTAATGAACGTGTCCATATCAGTCGTTTGGAACGTGTTCTCCGTATAGTCGGAGACCGCAACTACAAGCTGGGCATAGTTCACGCCATCGGTCCCCGAGCCATCGTACCCTTAGTCGCGCAGCCATTACCACGGGTTTCAATGCCCGAAGTTTTGGGTTCTGGGTACGGTTTGCTACGTGCAGCGTTAATACTTACTGCCATGTCGCTTAGCTCAACACGTTTGGCATTGGTTCCGTAGCCGTTGTTACTCAGATCAACCCCGGCTTTGCCCGTCATATCATGCGGGGGCGCGTAAACGTCAGCAGAGCCAACCTCTTTCCCGCCTTTTTTCATGCTAAACTTGGCCATTACCGACTCCGCTGGTTTGCCGCCCGAGCCATATTGCGGCCCATTTTCTTCATGGCGAGGGAAGTTACCCCACCTTTCTTCATACCATGCAGACGCTTCTCGTGGGCTTTCACCTCCGTATCAGCGATCTTCTTAACTTCCTTCCTGTCCATGATGACTCCTATGTCGTCACAACCGTGACTGTACCTAATTGCACCTGCAAAACCAAGTTGTTTGGTGTTAACCCAGCATCGCTCCCGCTGGCCCCACCAACCGGATTCCATCCCCACTGAATAACTCGACTACCACCTTCAGGATACCCAAGCGAATCGGGGGCTGTTGTAGACGTACGCGAAATCTGCAACCCGCTTGTACCAGACTGGTAGTAGCTCACATCAGGACGCGGTTCACGAACTGCTTGTGGGTCGTATACCGGATACATACCAAGCTGTAGCTGCGGATGATCTGGGTTCCAGCATTCCGGGCAAGCCTTGATACTAACCTGTTTTGTCTTGATCGTGAGCTTGCGAAGTTCCTTTAGTTTGTAACCTTGGCCACATATATCGCATATAGCGATACTGAATTTGCCAGAAGCGTATTTCGTGGACATTAGTAGAACAAGACTCGCGGCACATAGCGATTGTTCGCTTTTTCGCGGTCCTCATCAGCGGCGAGTTGGAACTGCTGTTCGTACTCTGCTTTCAATCCTGTAGCACGCTGCATATCAATATTAGGTAGCTTCATCGACAGGTAGTACGCCAGCCCCGCAACCATGCAGTTAATAAACCTAAATGGGATATCTTGGGTTGTGACGCCGGTCCCAGCATCTTGAATACGCCGCATACGCCAATACACAAACGTGTAGTACGGTGACGATTGAGTCCCTTGGTCTGGCGAAGGCCACACATTGATCTGCGGATACTGCACACCACTGGGGGTCGTCGCCCCCGAACGCCGGTTAACCCAAACTTGAATTGGTCGACCAGTCGCGTTCTTGTTTGGAATTGTAGAGTACGTAGATTCTGAAATACGATTGATATTGAGATCTTGCTGGTTAGTCCCAGTACCCGTACGAGTTACTTGGTCCAATAGATCAATCGTATCTACCGGCAAATCATAAGTGATAGTTCCTTGATACAGAGGAATACTGCCCTGCTCAATCGTCCAGAGATTGATGCCCCGGTTTGCCCACTCAATCGTTAGCAGATTAAGCGAACGGCGAGCAGTACGGAAGTCATAGCCGCTACGAAGCTCTTGCCCACAGCGCTCAAACGCTTCTTCAATAAGATCGTTAACATCAAGATTGAAGATAGCCGTGCCAGTAGTCGTCATTATCTGAACCTAGCGGTTTTCTTTGCAATCGTTTTGGGCTGCGCTACAAACTGTTTCCCTGCCGCCTTGCCCGCACGTTTTGCTTTGGTTGTCGCCGCATATTCTGCGGAGCTAAGGCTATCAATCGCCGCACTGGGCAAATATCGTTCGCCAGTTTTACTGGACGGTTTGCCACTCTTGGTGCGCCACTTCTGGTCGCCCCAGTCTTTAAGAGATTGCTGCGGTTTAGCTAACCCACCACCGGCCATTTTCTTACTTGCGCAGTGTGCTTTTTCTGAGAAGCCTTTTGGGGCATCACAGTTTACAGCTTTCTTGCGCTTAGCAGACCACTCAGTCACGATAACCGCCGCCAGCAGCTTTATATTTCTTCGCTACCAATTGACTTTTACGGGCTGACCACTGCCCCGCCCCAGTACCTTGAGTCGCCGCAGCCTTTACTTGGGACACGATACGTTTGCGAAGACTGGGTTTCGTATAGTTACCAGCAGCGTTTACGTGCCCCCCAGCAGCATACATATCTACAGTGTTGGGGTCATCTTTGCGGGTAATCTCCCGTTTTTTGGGCATTTTAGAGGGGTTAATTGCCCCCATACCCCGACTCGCCATCATACAAACTTGCCTCGGGTTTTGCCCCGCTCAGCACAACCATCAGCACGAGAAGAAGCAGAAGAAACCGTACCGCCCTTTTTCATGTACTTGGGTTTCTGTTTCTCAGCTTCTTCATCTTCTTGGTCGTTTGAAAGCTCATTGGCAATTACACCCAACATGCCATTTTCAGCCAAGCCCCGCGTAATATGCAACGGGTCGATAATGTCGATGCCCTTCATACAAATTTACCTCGGGTTTTACCTCGCTCGGCACACCCATCTGCACGAGAAGAAGCCGTTCCACCAGCCGCCATTTTCTTTGGCTTTTTGATGTTTTTTGTTGGGCCTTCATCTGGTACAGGAGGTTGCCCCATGTCAGCCGTATAAATATCGGTCTGACCTTCCCGTTTCTTGGGCTTAGGCGGAGTTGGTGGAGGCGTTGAAGTCGTTGGGCCTTCGTCTGGCATGGGGGGCTGCCCCATCTTAGCCGTATAGATTTCAGCTTGTCCGGTAGCCATGATTACATCATCCTTCCACGAGTTTTGCCACGTTGTGCACAGCCATCCCCACGGGAGGATGCCGAAGAAACAGAACCACCTTTGGCAAAAGCTTTGACTTTGCCACCCTTCTTCATGTCGGGGTTACGATCTTCGCTACGGCTCATGCCACGTGGGTTTTTAGTTGCGCCTTGCCCAAACCGTGAAGCTTCTTCTGCCGAGACACCACCCGCGTCATTGGCGGCAGGCCCACGACCAAACCCTTTAGATTCGCGCTTGAGTTCAAATCCAACCTCATTTGCGGCTGGACCTCTGTCCATATCCCTAGCTTCGCGGCCCGACTGTTTGATTGCTGGGTTTGATCCAACAGCACCTTCTTGGCGGGGTGTATATTCCCGTTCAGCCTTTGGCCCACTCAAAGCTTTAGGTTCTGAACGAGGTGCGGGAAGCGCTGGGGTTTCCCCACGAGGTGCTGGAAGTGCTGGAGTTTCCCGGCGAGGGGCTGGAAGCGCTCTGGTTTCACCACGCAAATATGGCTCAACCCGATCACGGACTTCACTAACAGCTTTCCCAACACCCATCAAACCCCGAAGACCACGCAGGGCGGGAATAGCCGTTTCCGGGTAAACCCCTTCCAACGGCTTATCTTCAGCCTGCAAGCGCTCAATCTCCATCTGCTTTTGGCGTCCGGAAAGATCTGACTTGAAGGTTGCCCCTGTGCTGGTCTTTTCAGACTTTGGCATGGGCATGTCCTCTTTCAGTTTCGTGTTGAACTTCTTCCCACGAAACTCAAATTCGGTATCCCCCAAAGCACGGGCGGCTTTGAATGCACGTTCAAATTCACTGAGTGCCATGATTATTCCTTAGCAGGTCCTGCCGCCCTTGTTCATCTTGACCATCTTGGTATCGGTTTTGCCCTTTTTGGCAACACCATCAGCACGGGAAGAGACGGAACCGCCTTTCTTCATACCTTTGGCTTCAGCCATCTCATGCTTCATCATGGATGCTGGAGCGCCCTTCTTCTTCATGAAGGCCACTTCTTTACCAATCATTTTCTTTGACTCGGCCATGCCGCCTTTGGCCATCTTACCTACGCCATCAGCCGCAAAACTAGGAACCATTTTGCCGCCCTTATTGACCATAGGCATACCGCCTTCTGCATAACCTTTTTTCATATCACCACCTTTACCAAATTTGCGGCCTTTATCAGCCGTTGAGAAATCCTTGCCCACGGACTGGGGGACGCCAACTTTCTTGGCAAAGCTGGGGCTGTGGGCTACAGCCTCCATGAAATTGTGTTGTTTTTTGCTACTGCTTGGCATCGCTGTCAACATCCAACGGGGGCTTTTTAAACCAACCACGAACCGTATCGGTTTCCCAGATTCGGATTGACAACCAGATGATAGTAACTAAAGAAGCAAAAGACGGAAGTATGTCGGCTAGCGCACCGACCACAGTAAATATTGACAGCCCGTCCATGAAGGACTTGGCGGCATCTATGTTGTGGTGTTCCATCTCAGCACTTCCACGCCCGCAGGCTTTTGTTAATCCGGGAGTCGGGGTCGTTGGCTGTTTTCGCTGAGGTAAGTTTCGACTTCATGCCGCTCATTCGCGCACAAAAGCTCTTCTTTCTCCCGGCGTCTGCGGTCGTTTTTGGTTTCGGGGCGGGGGGCTTTAAGTTCATCCCTTGTGATTTCGCGGACGCGCGTCCCTTCGCGTTCAGGCCCCCCTTGGGGTCCTTGCCTTCTGCTCTTTGCCAAGCTGGGGACTTAGCCATAAAACACCGTAATCCCGGTAACTGAACCCGCACTTAAAGTTAGGTACAACCCAACAGCCGCTAAGATTCCTTCGCCGGGTATAAGGATATAAGTAGAGTTTGGTGTACCAAGACTCGCAATATCCATGGTAAACAAAACCGCACCCGAAGCGCTGCCATCACGAATTTCAAATGTAGCGGCAGTGGATACGGCGGGCGTAACAACAAAACCTTTTAGGCGTGTACGCCCTGCGTAATACGAACCAGCGGTACTACGATGGGCGCTCTTTACATCAGTTTGCTGCATCGCAGCCCCCTACTTAGTTTTGGGATGGTGCTTGTACTTGCGAGCCGTCAGAGTTAGCCACCGAATAAATGATGGTGTACTGAACCGTGCCAGCAGTTACAGCAGCAACAGTAGGAGTCAAGGTTGCAACAATTGTTACGTCCGTTGGGCCAACACCAATACCGTTTGGCGATGCGGTTGACGTTGCACCAGCCCATGCGGCAAGTTTAGTAGCTGCGTTAGAAATAGCAGCGCGGCCTTGAGACGTGATGTCCGTAGAAGCCCAGTACAGTGCAGCGGTCGAGCCATCGCCAATTGTTACGTTAGCAGCGGTCGAGCCGGTAAAGGCGACTAGCGTATCAATGTGGATGAACTGGATTTGTGCGCCAGCAGGAAGTACGCAAATAGTACTAGCGACTGCCGAAGCAGCTTGACCAGTGTAATCTTTCTTAAACGTCTGCGAAACCAGCGTTGCGCCAGTATTGCGGATATTGCCAACGGTTGTGCCAGTGGTATTTTTAACCGTGCCAAGCAACCAAGGGCCAAGGTGAGTAGCGAAACCCATAATATTTCCTCAAATCAAAACTTGCTGTCTCTTGAGGGAAGTCTGCCTAGTCAGTCAGCAAGTCGGGTGGTCTAGGTATGCCACTTTATAACACAACACATTGAAAAAGAAAAGGGGGCTTTTGGCCCCCTTCTCCTATTACCCTAGATCAGGTCGATCCGGGCGAACCGTACATACCAAGCGGATCAGACCAACCGAACGAATAACGCTCGCGGGACTTGTAACGGACGTTACCCGTGTCAAAGTCACCGTCCATGCTATTGGACAACGGCGTACGAACAAAGTGCTTCATGCCGTTTGGAACATCGGTAGTCAGATACCAGCCGTTCGTGTCCGTCAGGAAGTGATTGATCGTGTAGCCTTCTGGGATCGAACCGTTGTTCTTCAGAGCGTTCACGTCGTTGTCAGTGGTGCCGACACGGAGTTCGGTTTCCAACAAACGAGTAGCAACGAACTGGAGAGCGGGCGGAACAATCAGCTTCTTCGGTTTAGCTGCGATCAGCAGACCACGTTCGTCAGTCCATGCAGCGATCTGAATCACTGCGTTTTCCAACGAGGTTTCGTTCAGGTCAGCACCCGTCGAAGGACGGTTGCTGTTAGTACCCCCCGAAACCAGTGGGTGAGCCGTGCTGAAAAGAGCAACACCATCACCACCAGTGTAAGCCGCAGAGAAGCCGTTATTGATAACAGCCGCTGCTTTGACTTGCTTGGTGTACGCCATAGCACGGGCCAGACCTTTGGTGTAACGAGCAGACAAGCTGTCGTACAGGTTGTCCTCGATGGCCTCTTCGGTCAGCGAGAAACCCAAAGCAATGGTTTCGTGGTTGTAGCGAGCGGTCCATGCTTCCTGTGCATTGTCATACGCGATGGCAGAACCTTCGTTTTTGACAGGTGCAGCAGAGAAACCGGACAGCTTGGTCTCTTCTTCAAACGAACGCTCGGAAGTCTCGGTGTCGTAGATTTCCTTGTGTTCCTCGCCATAGCGAGCATACTCAAGACCAAACAGGGCGTTGAGTCCCGGCAGGAGTTCCTTGAGTAGTTGGGCGCGTGAAATTGCCATTTTAAGTTACTCCTTAGACGGCGGTAGCGGTGTAATACTCGTGGATACCGAAGTTGATTTTCACCAACATCTCGGGAATCTGAGTAAACACAATCGTCGAAGCGGACGGGATGGCCGTTGCGCTCAAACCAAGCGAGGTCGTAGCTACGTTAATCGTAATCGAAGTCGTACCAGCGGCATAACCCGAAGTGGTAAACGAACCCGTACGAACCAATTGCCCGTTTGATGCGATGTACGATACGTCAGACCCCTGAACAATCGCGTTTGGCAGGCCGGAGCCGGTCAACGTAATCGTCGTGGAGCTTGAGCTACCAGTTGCACTAGTAGGAACTGCCGTATCAGGAACAACACCAACAACACGCATTGGGAAGGTTGAGGTTGTCAACGTCGCTGAGTACAACAAGGCGTTAGCCGAGTTACCAGTGTTGGAGTTACCAGTGTTGTTAATCATCTGGTAGTTCTGACCAACCATCGCGTAGCTGCCCGACGCTACAGTCGTGCCCGACGAGCAAACAACCGCTTTGAACACGGTGTCAGGATCGTCACACACAATCGCAACCCCATCACCAGCCAGCGTACCACCCGGCCAGTATTGAGCAAACTGCTTCTGTTTGGTCTGAGGGTTGGTAAACGAACAGCCGAGGAAGACCCCGATCATGCCCGAGGCACCACCACCAGTCGAAACCGACAAGCGCTGTGCAAAGCCTTGAGCAACCTTGACGATATCGCCATAGAAGATGCTTGTTGCTTCACCGTATTGGATCGGGACTTCACGGGTAGACCCCGCAAAAACCTGACCACCAATCAAATTGACTGGCTTTAGCCCATAGGGCGCGTCAATCGTAGGATAAGCCATTTAAAGCTCCAAAAAGTTAAGAACCTTTACCGAACCGAACCTCGGACTTGCCTTCTCGGAAGAGTGGCATCCGGGGATCGCTTTGCCGCATCAGGTTATTGTTTACTGCGTCCGTTTGAGCTTGGGTCTGCTTGGCGTAGTACTCATCACGCTGTTGCGTAAACTCAATCGGGGTTTTGCAAAGCAACAACCCGCCAACTTCGATGTTGTCTTTATATTGACTATTCGGGTCAGCTAACAGTTTGAATTTTGGTTGTTCCGTGATATCGACTGGTTCCCAACCTTCCCGTAATTTGGACGAGATATTGCGGGGATCTGTTTTTGATAGCGTCGAAACGCGAATCCAGCGATACGAATACCCATCCGCTTTGTCAGGTTCGGGTAATAGTTCGGGGGGCATCCACTGCTTGGGACGCTCCGCCATCGCTCGGGTTGCAAGTTCACGTGTCAGTCGGTTATCAGCCATTTGAATTCTCCAATTTCAAAACTTCTCTAGCGTATTGCTCGGGTGTAATTCCAAATTTTTTGGCAAGTTGGACTTGGCTCGTTTTCAGCTTCACTTTGTTGGGAGCCGTACTACGAGTTGCCGGAGCTACGACAGTGCTTGGTTTTGAACGGGCGGCTTCCGCAGCAGCTTTTTGGCGCTGTTCTTCAGCCCACTTGGGGAATCGTTCGATAAACCGGCGACGAATTGTATTGTCCAACTCGTTGTAATATCCATCAGACCCGATTTCCACCCCATTACGGCGAAGCTTTTCGTGTAGCCCCAACGCTGCGGCAGTCATCTCTTCGTCCTGACCAAACCACGGATTGCGTTTTTGCCACGCTACCGCTTTGTCATCTGGCCGAGGGGGCTGCTGATATTGCTCTGGTTGTGTTTGTACAGGAGTTTCTGGCTCTTGTAAAGAGGG